GCGCACCGCGAGGCCGCCAGTGCGATGGAAGAACTGCTGCCGAAAATGGAGGCCATCGCCAACGCACTGGGGCCGGAAGCGGTGGCCAAGGTGCAGCAATGGAAGACGGTGCTGCTGGAGACAAAGAACGTCGTCGATCCGGTGGCCGACGCCATCAACACGGACGTGAAGAACGCCTTCGCCACCATGTTCGAGCAGATCGGCACCGGCGCGAAGAGTGCCAAGGAAGCCTTCCTCGACTTTGCCCGCTCCGTGATCTTGGCCATCAACCGCATCGCCGCGCAGAAGCTTGCGGAGCAGATTTTCGGCAGCTTTGGCAAGGGCGGTGGCGGCATTGGGGGATTCATCTCCAGCCTGTTTAGCTTGTTCAAGCCCTATGCCACCGGTGGCCCCGTCCCCGGAACGGGCACCCGCGACACCGTGCCCGCCATGCTCACGCCGGGCGAATACGTCATCCGCCGCGATGTGGCCCAGCGTATTGGCTACCGGATACTCGACGCCATCAATGGCGGCGGATGGGTGCCGAGCCTGAGCCTTGGGCGGCTGGCATTTGCCACTGGTGGTGCTGTGCCTGCGGTTGTGCAGGCGGCCACACCGTCGCAATCGGTGCGCATCGTCAATGTGGTTGATCCGGCGCTTGCGGCGGATTGGCTCAATTCTGCCGCCGGTGAGCGCACCATCCTCAACATCCTGCAACGCAATGCGGGAGCAGTCAGACAGGTGCTTGCATAATGGCCTACACCTCTGGAACCGCGACAGACTACCGTGACCTGCTGGACAAGCTGCGTGTCTTTCTCACCTCCACGATGACGCCTGCCGCCCAAAAGTGGCAACAGCTCAAGTGGGCTGTGACTTCCACCACCCAGGAGCTGATCTTGAAAGGCCCCGGGCTTGCGGGCGCAGACGAAATCTACGTCGGCATCAGGAGCTTTGAAGACGCCTCGCAGGGATGGTACTGGTGGGACCTGCAAGGCTTCACGGGATACACGAGCAGCGGGACGTTCTATTCGCAGCCCGGTGCGGTGTCGTCGAACCCGCCGGGGATGACGCTGCACCAGTACTCGATCCCGTATTGGTTCTTTGCCAATGGTCGGCGGTTCATCGTGGTGGCGAAGGTGGGCACGCGGTACGAGATGGCCTATCTCGGGTTCATGCTGCCCTTCGCCATGCCGTCTGAGCATTTTTACCCGATGTTCGTCGGCGGCAGCATGACCGCCTACTCAGGGCGTCTTGGCGGTCGAACGGACGATGGGCACAGGGCATTCTTTCACCCGCGGTATTTCTCAGACGCCGAAAACAGCGCCGCCATGATCTGGATGTCGGGCGCATGGGAACGGGTGGTCAACAACGGCACCAATGAGGACACAAAGCCATACCCCTATTCCGTCTCTGGGGTTTCTGATTGGGGCACGACACCTAACGGGGATTATGTGTTGATCCCGGTTCAGTATTACAGGGCCAGCAACACGCAAGCCGCGCAGCATACCTTCGGCACGCTGGATGGGGTGTATTGGGTGAGCGGCATGAACAATGCTGCGGAAAACATTATCACGGTCAGTGGTGTGCAGTATTTCGTCGTGCAGAACGTCTTCCGCACGGCATGGAACGAGTTCGTGGCAATCAGGATGGATTGAGATGGCATACCAGACCGGAACCTTCAGCACCTTGGAGCAATTGCTGACGGCGTTGAAGACGTTCGCCGAAGCCAATGGCTGGACGACCGACTACTTCGGCAACTTCCGGACGGCAGGCAGCAAGTGGTGGGCCGCGCATAATGCGGATGGCGTCTATCTCCACTGGATCACGGCAAATAACGAGCAAGTCTTTGCCCAAGACAGCAATACCGACGCTTACTATGCCGACCCGTATGTCACATCGGTGGTACTTTATGCTGGGACAGGGTACAACTCTACCAAACACCCACAGTGGCAACCAGGTGTGCTTGCTGTGCCAGGCGGCTCGTCTTCTACTTTATACGGTTATTACGCTCGGCACGCGCTATATCTTGGCAACGTTTCCACGAGTGGCACATACCATCTTGTCGCGGCACCAGGTGGTTCCATGCTGTTCCTGTTTGTGGACAATGGGGAGGCGTTCCTTAGGCATCTTGGCATTGCGAAAACGCAGCCCTTCTCCGGGGGGATTGTCAAATACCTGTGCAGCGGCAGCTCTGGGCCGTCACCAGTCCCAGCGAGCTGGAATGACGTGACGCCTTGGTCTGCGTCTGTCCAAAATGGTGATTCCCAATTCGACATAACATCGACCTCAATTGTGTTCGCTGGGTCGTCATGGACTGCTGAGTTCGGACAGGGCAAAACGCACTCGACACTTGCATGCTCCCCCTATATCTCGTCCTCTAGTGCGACTGGCATGGATATGCTCAGTGGCATTGTGTACCAATCCGGTCGGTCTGGAGCGACTGGTGTGCGACCCTGTTACCCATATATCGTATTCAGGAAAGTTTCATCCGTGCTTCGGTTCGATGGCATCGTGCAAAACGCTTCGTTCATGAACGGCAAAGACATGGCCAAGGCGGAGCTGTTCAACACGACTAGCGGACAGTGGCGAGCGTTTCCCGTCAGCACAGTCCCAGATTACGGCGTGCTCGCATTGAGGGTTGATCTGTGATCATCACTCCGATCGTTGCGACCCCGCCATTGTCGGCCAATTTTTCGCAGTCCTACCAGGCGGACTTCAAAAACCCGGTCATGGAGACGCCTATTTATGGAGCGATGACCGTCACGCTGCCGGTGTCTGATGAACCGCAACTGTCGTTCACTGGCAGCATCCCGTGCAATTTCTTCGACGAGTTCTATCACCGCATCCACATTAAGCCGAGCGTGATTAACCTTGGCAATGTGGTTTCGAACCAGCAACGAACTTTCGAGGTGTGGAACGCGCACTTCGATTCACGGACGCTTTCGGCCATCAACAAGACTGGAACCTATGGCGGGCTTTCATTGTCTGGCGCGCCAGCTCTGCCGTTGGTCTATGGGCCTTTGCAGTCGTTCGTTTACACCCTCGCGGCTTTGACCGCTGGCGACCCTGTGATCGATGCTCTCTTTGATTTCGTCTTCGGCACTGAGCACGCTTACCTTCGCATCACCGGTCGTCGCGTGGCGATCTGGCTGATCCGCCCGGACTGGAGCAATGGCATCACTGAGCGGCTGGAGTGGCTCACGGATGTGCTCACCGCTAACAACGGGAATGAGCAGCGCGTAAGGCTCCGCAAGAACGCAAGGCGCACGCTGGAAATGGCGTGGCTTGCCCAAGGGCAACGCGCCATGATTGCGGACACTTTGCTCACCGGCTGGGGAAGCCGCAAATACTGCGTGCCGGTATGGATGGAACGGGATCGTTCTACTGCACCAATCGCAGCCGGTGCGACCAGTATCACGGTCACCGATGCGGCGATCAAGGATTACGCCGTTGGAGGCTACGTGGTGCTGTGGGCAGACGAGAAATTGGCCGAGGCCATTGAAATCACTGCGATCGCGGGCAATACGCTCACGCTCAAGACGCCTGTGGCCAACAGCTACCCGGCGGGCACATCCATTTGCCCGGCGATATTCGGGCGCATCGATGGCGATGTGCAGGTGCGACATGTGAGGTCCGATGCACTGTCCGGGATGGTGCGTTTCCTTGATGAGGCGGCCACCGACAGGCAGGCGGCGGAGATTGGCCCGACATGGCAGGGCTATGCCGTGCTCGACGAGAGGCCTGATTACAGCGAGGACCAGCCGTCCACATGGAGCCGGACGGTCGAGGTGCTGGACAGTCTCACCGGCATAATGATGGTGGACGACACCACCGGCTTCCCCGTCATTCGTCGCACCTACGCCTGGGTGCTCAATGGACGGCAGGACATCGACCGCTGGAAGAAATGGGCCTCGGCGCGTGCTGGCAGGCTCAAGGCGCTATGGCTGCCAAGTTTCATGGACGACTTGGAGGTCATCCAGAACATTCAGCCTACGGACACGTCCATAACGGTGCGCAATAGTCTCAATGCCCGCTATGGCGTGAGCATGCCGAACCGCACGGCGATCCGCATCGAGACGACGAGCGGCCAGGTGTTCCACCGCCGGATCACCGGCATGACCGAGACCACCACGGGCGATGAGCAGCTTGTCATGGATTCGTCGCTTGGCGTGCTGGTGCCCGTGTCCAGCATCAGGCGCGCCATGTGGATGAGTCTGGCGAGGTTGGAATCTGATGCCGTCGAGATTCACTACGAGACCGACAGCATCGCCCGCATCCAGGCGACTTTTAGGATCGTGACGCAATGAGCTACGCAGGGCAGGAGAGCAGCGTCGCATCAGGCCACCCGGTGGAGCTGTACCGGTTTGCGCTTGGTGCAAACAGGTGGTTGTTTACGTCCGGCCAAAAGGAGGTGGTCTATCAATCCGAGACCTACGAACCCGCCCCGATCCGCCGATCTGGCATCGAGCAAGGCAACGAGATCAACCGGTCTGGCCTTGAAATCACCCTGCCACGCGACAACATGCTGGCCAATCAATTCATCGCCAGCCCGCCAGATGGCGTGGTCTCCGTCACCATCTACCGCTATCATGCGACCGATACTGCAAATGAGGTCATTCTCCTTTGGAAGGGCCGCGTGGGCGGGGCGCGGCTCTCCGGTTCCGAGCTGGTGCTCAAATGCGAGCCCATCGCCACCAGTCTCAAACGCCCAGGACTGCGCGCCAGGTATCAGCTGCTTTGTCGTCATCCTCTGTACTCTGCGGGCTGCGGCGTGGCAAAGGAATCATTCATGACGAGCGGCACGGTTGTTTCCGTTTCCGGGGCGGCGGTGCAGGTAGCGGCTGCTGCCAGTAAGCCGAGCGGCTATTTCGTGGCCGGGATGCTGGCCACCAATGAGGGCCAGCGCATGATTATCGGCCACAGTGGGGCGAACCTTACTTTGGTTGCGCCCATGCCTTCGTTAGAGGTGGGGGATTCGGTGCAGCTCTACGCGGGGTGCGACCATTCGACGGCAACATGCCTCAATCGCTTCAACAACCTGGACAACTATGGCGGCTTTCCGTACATCCCGCAGAAGAACCCGTTTTCTGGCGATGCAATCGTGTGAGGTGCGACGATGTGGGAGCAGCTCATCATCTGGGTGATCACCACCGTCATTTCCGCCCTGCTGGCCCCGCGTCCGAAGGTGCAGGATGCCCAGCCTGGGCAGATCGGCGACAAGGACATCCCCATCGCCAGCCAGGACGCGCCGATTCCGGTGCTCTTCGGTACGCGCGTGCTTTCGCAGCCCAATGTCGTGTGGTGGGGTGATGTGCGCGTGGTACCGATTCGCCGGTCGAGCGGGGGCAAGGAAGGATGAGCGCCGAAGTGATGGCGAAGCTGGAGCACGCAAGACGCCTTGGCTACTGCGCCCGTGGCATGCGCAGATGGTTCGAGGGCCGCGAGCATACGTGGCAGGAGTTTGTCTCCTTTGGCGTGCCTGTCTCGTGGTTGCGTGCTACCGGTGACGCGATGGCAATCCGCGTGGCGGAAGAGGCGGAACGTGAGGTGACGGCATGAGCGGCGGCGGTGGTGGCAAAGGAAGCAAGGAATACACCGTCGGCTACTGGTATGGACTTGGCATGCACATGGTGCTTTGCCATGGGCCAGTTGATGAGGTGCAAGAGATCATCGTCGGCGAGAAAACCGCCTGGACGGGGAGCGTTACAACCAATGCCAGCATATCGATCAGCCGCCGCGACCTGTTCGGCGGCGAGGAGCGCGAGGGCGGCGTGGACGGCACGCTCGACGTGATGTTCGGCGGCGCAGGCCAGACGGCGAACGCATATCTGCAAAGCCAACTTGGGGCCAACATCCCGGCCTTCCGCGGTGTTTTGTCCGTCGCCTGGCGCGGGCTTGTCTCCGCCATGAACCCCTATATCAAGCCGTGGCGCTTCCGCGTCAAGCGCATCCCCAGCGCCTGGTATCCGGCCAAGGCGGAGATCAGCGGGGACGCCAACCCGGCCCACATCATCCGCGAATGCCTGACAAACCCCGCCTGGGGCATGGGTTATCCGAATGCAGACATCGACGACACCAGCTTCACGGCGGCGGCGGACACGCTCTATTCCGAGGGCTTCGGCCTGTCAATCCTCTGGGATCAGGAGCAGCCGATCGAGGACTTCATCCTTTCGATCCTGCGCCACATCGATGGCGTGCTGTATGTCCACCCACGCACCGGCAAGTTCACCCTCAAGCTGGCGAGGGACGACTACAGCGTGGCCAGTCTCCCAACCCTTTCTCCGTCCAACGTGCTGCGCATCGAGGAGTTCACCCGTCCATCATGGGGCGAGATCGTCAACCAGGTCACGGTCCAGTACCGGGACGGACAGACGGACAAGGACGCCAGCATCACGGTGCAGGACATCGCCGCGATTCAAGCCCAAGGCGGCGTGGTGGCCACCACGGTGCGCTATCCTGGTATCAGCAAAGGCGATCTGGCCAATCGCGTGGCCATGCGCGAGCTCAGGCAGCTTTCCAGCACCCTTGCCAAGGTGACGCTGGTGGCAAACCGCGAGGCATCCAGTCTCGACATCGGCAGCGTCTTCAAACTGAATTGGCCGCCATACGGCATCACCGAGATGGTCATGCGCGTGGCGCGCATCAGCTACGGCGAGCTGACAAGCGGCCAAGTGCGCATCGAGGCGGTGCAGGACATCTTCAATCTGCCAAACGCCATCTACACCAACCCACCGCCAACCGGCTGGCAGGACCCCATCAGCCTGCCAGCGCCATGTCCAGCTCAAACAGTGTATGAAGTGCCGTATTGGCAAATCGTGAAGGACATTGTGGGCGAGTGGCCAAGCCTGCTCAATGACATCGACCCAAGCGAGGGCATTGTCGCATCCCTGGGCGCGCGTCCGAGTGCGGACGCAATCGACTACCATGCTATGCGTTGGACAGGATCGGCCTGGGAGGACGCAGGACGAGGCACTTTTGCCCCCACCGCCATGCTTGCTGCGGACATGCCACAAGATTCGGCAGACATTTCCATTGGCCTTAGCTCGCCCATCGACATCGACATGGTGTCCATAGGCGATTTCGCAATCGTGGACGACGAATGGCTCCTGGTCACCGCCATTTCTGGCTCGACAATGACCTTTGCCCGCGGGGTGCTGGACACCGTACCAACGGCGCATTCGGCAGGCGCGCGGGTGTATTTCGTCGAGCCGCACTACGTCAACCACGAGTACGTCACGGGGGAGACGGGGGAGCTGCGCCTGCTGCCGAAGACCGGCAAGGGCGAGCTTGACGTCAGCCTCGCCAGCACCATATCCACTACCATACAGCAGCGATTCATCCGACCCTATCCTCCTGGGAACATAGAGTTGAATGGGGTTTCATACCCAGCGGCCGTGGCCGGCGACATCACCATCACCTGGGCCAACCGCAATCGTGTCACCCAAACGGCCGATGTCGTCAAGCAAACCGACGGCAACATCACGCCGGAGAGCGGTCAAACGACCACGATCCGCATTTATGGCGGCACGTCGCTCACGACGCTGCGCACGACCTTCAGCGGACTAACCGGAACAAGCCAGAACTGGACGCTCGCCCAGATTGCCACAGACGGCGCAAGCCTGGATGGCCGCATCAAGATCGAGATCGAATCGACGCGCGCCGATTCCAGCGGCACATTCGACAGCCTATATAAGCACGTGATTGAGACAGACAGGGCAGGCTACGGTCTGCAATACGGCAACTACTACGGAGGCATCTGATGGCAAGCACAGACCCGAATCTTGGGCTCACATACGGCTGGACGCTGGGCGAAAACGGCTGGAACGCAAGCATGGACGCCAACCTGAAACGGCTTGGCGCGATTGTTTGCCTCTCCGTCAAAGACCGCGATTTGACAACGCCGCCGTCAAGCCCTACAAACGGGGACCGCTATATCATTCCCTCGGGTGCTAGTGGCGTATGGGCGGGAAAAACAAACCAAATTGCAGTTCGCGTGTCTGGTGCGTGGACATACTACGTGCCGAAGGTCGGTTGGCTTGCCTACATTGAGGATGAGGCCGTGCTTTCGGTGTACAAGACGACCGGGTGGAGTGCAGGGGTATCGCTTTGAAGGCTACGCGCACGGACGCCAGTTGCCCACTGCCCCACAGCTTATCCACAGGTTAGGCTCGTCGCATGCAATGTGTGCGCGTCGCATTTAATTTGTGCACGCGTCGCATGCAATTTGTGCCCGCCTAACGGGGCGGTGCCCGAGGCGGGCACGCGGCTTACCCAGCCCCGGCTGGCGCAGACCCTGCGTGCGCTTGCCCGCCACGGGGAGCGGGGGTTCTACGCCG